TTTGCGGCCTTGGCTTCGCCTGCTTTGCGCGGGCTTACTGCGCCGATCCAGTTGCCGCGCTTTTTCTCGCCGTCGCGTTCCATCTCCCACACCTGTAATAGCAACACCATCGGCTTATTGACTAGGCAGCGGGTCAAGCTTTCGTCGGTTGGTCGCTCGCCACTGGCTAGCAGCTTTCCGCCAGCGTTCGTGTCGATAGCTGCCAGCATCCGCTTGGCTTTGTCCGACTTCTTGCTGTCGCTATCACACACGCGGATTTTCTGGAAAATCTTGCGGTTTGCGTACTCTTTCGGCTGCAAAATATTCCAGCGCAGGCTGATATATTCGTCGCCTTCGTATTCGTCCCATTTGGCTTCGTCTGGCGCGGCTAGAACCTGGGTTTTATTCGGGATCGGCTCAATGTCACCGCCGCCCATTTCCATAGTGCCGGCTTTTTCAATTGCTTTGTTGTCGCTGGTAGTAAAAAAGGACATGACTTATACCTTGAGTGATGGAATGAATTGAGTTAAAGGGTTTTCGCCGGCTGCAACGTGCAGTTCTTCGGTAATACCGTATCGGTTTTTCGATACGCATGACGCCTGAGCGTAGGTAATCAAAATCCGCGTACCATCGCTGATGGCCTTCTTGCGCTCGCCGTCGCCAGTGGTGAACGTCTCAAGCTTCAAGAAGCCAACCACGTCGCTATCGTCAACATAGGGCGCAACCGATTTTTTACCAAGCCGCAGATTGTACCGCGTGTAGGCGTCTTGGTCTGGAAGTTCAATTGTTTCGGTGTCGGCGTGCGCAACGAACACAACGTGCATACCCCGGCGCTCGTTAAGAATGCCGCACGCTTTGCGCACCCGCTGGTGTAGCGCAGCAACCGCAGCAAGTCCTGCGCCGTAACCACCTAGCGCTTGGTTAATGCTGCGAGGCTTCTTACTGTCGCTCTCGATAACGTGGTTAATGAACAGGCGGTCTAGCGCCGTCACGCTGTCGATAATTACGGTCTTGTAGTCGTGCGGCTCAGTAACCAGAGCGCCAAGCTGCTGCCACAATTCTTCTTCTTTATGGATCAACGGGAAGGCGTCCGGGCGATTGTCGGCAGGGATTGCCTGCAAACCATCCTCAGCACGGATCACGATAGGATTAGGGAAGGTGGCCGCAAGCGTGGTTTTACCCATGCCGCTATCGCCGCACAACGTCACAATGACCGGGCGGTCTTGTGGTTTAGAGATACCGCTTAACACACTCATTTTTGTAGCTCCTCATTGGGTTTGTCTCTCTCGACGTTGCAAAGAATAGATATGCGCGCTATTCTTGTCAACACCGAACGCAAACAAAATAGGAATAAACGCAAATGATGACGCTAGATGAAGTTAAAACAGAACTCTCCCGCTACAGTCTCGCCAAGGTTGCCCGCGCCGCAGACGTGGATAAATTCACGCTGTACAGAATGATGAAAGAGAACGCCAAGCCGTCATATGAAACAGTTAAGAAGCTTTCGGACTGGCTAGGCGGCTCGGTATGAACCAATACGACTTCATAGAGGCCGGCATCCGCGTCTTTGGCCTTAACGGGGCCACTAACGGCGTGTGCGGCTGCGGCAATCCAGAATGTAAGGCTCTTTTTAAGCATCCAATCGCCTCGAACTGGCAGCACAGCCCAGAGTGGTCTGATGAGCAACTTGAGGTCATGGAAATGTCGGGCCAGTTCGCCACCGGCTACGGCGTGCTAGTGCGCGCCCTGCTGGTCATAGACGTGGACGCACGCAATGGCGGCGTGCCGTCATTCGCCAAGCTGTGCAGCGACACCGGGCTAGACCTTCTCTCACTGGCCGGCTTGGCGGTTGCTACTGGCAGCGGTGGCGGTTCGATGCACCTTTACTACAGCGCGCCCGCCGACGCCGCGCTAATGCAGCATCACGCAGAATATCCGGGAATTGACTTCAAGTCGTCTGGCTTTGTTGTTGGCCCCGGATCTTTGCACGCCTCGGGCGCTTGCTATGAGGCCGTGCGGGGCCACCCGGACGACATAACCATTGCGCCGGCTGCAATCCTTGAGCTATTGAAAAAGCCAGACACCCACCGCGCCGACTACCACGGCGAACCGCTAGACGTAACAGATGCCGATTTAGCCGAGATGCTTAGTCATGTGTCGCCAGATTGCGACCACGAAACTTGGTATCGATGCGGAATGGCTCTTCATCATGCTACTGGCGGCACTGGCTTTCCTATTTGGGATGAATGGTCTAACCGCTCTGACAAGTACCCCGGAAGAAGCGCGCTAGAACGACGCTGGCACAGCTTTGGCAAGTCAGCCAACCCAGTCACGCTGGGTACGCTTGCGCACTACGCAGAAAGCGGCGGATGGTGCCAATCTGTTGAGTTCACGCCAACGGCAGTATTCGAGGATGCACCTAAAAACGGACTACCGTTCTCGGTTGACGGGGTAGACCTCTTGCGTCCGCCGGGTTTAGTCGGTCAGGTTTGCCAGTGGGTCAATTCCCAGTGCCGTTACCCTCGCGAGCACTTGTCTGTTGCCGCGTCATTGGTGGCAATGGGTAACGTGTGCGGCTTGCGCTATACCGACGACCTCGACGGCGTATCGGCCAACCTGTTTGCCTTTTGCGTTGCTGGGTCTGCGACAGGTAAAGAAGCTGTGCAGCAAGCGCAAGCCGAGATACACCGCGCAGCCGGCATTCACGTTGCCACCCACGGCGCAATCAAGTCCGAGCAAGAGGTTATCCGCAACCTAATCCGCAACCAAGCCGCGCTGTACATCATCGACGAAATCGGCATATTTCTACAGAAGGTCAGCAACGCCAAAAAGTCTGGCGGGGCCGCTTACCTTGACGGCGTGATTGGAATCTTAATGAGCGCCTACTCAAAAGCGGACGGCTTTATGTTGCTTACCGGCGACACCAAAGACGATGTTCGGCGCGCGTTGTTGGCAGAGCTTGCCCAGTGCCGCAAAGCAGACGGCGAGAACGAGGATAAGAGCGGCGCTATGGCCCGCAGGGTTCCGCAGCTAGAGCGAGCGCTGGAACATATCGACAACGGCCTGGAGCGTCCATTCCTTTCTCTTATCGGCTTCACTACTCCGGTCACGTTTAACGACTTGGTAACTGAGGAGCAGGCTACGAACGGTTTTATTGGCCGATCGTTGCTAGTCACTGAAAAAGACACCAACCCAAAAGCCAAGCGCGGATTTAAAAAGCAGCCAATGAGTGAGCAGCTCAGTTACGCGCTGGCGGGCCTGTATAGCGGCGGGTCTTATGATCCAATGTTGGCGCGGGTTGAGTATTACGGCGAAAAGATTGCTGTTCGCACCGAGGCAGACGCCAAGCTTATGCTTTCCAGTGCGCTTGATTGGATGGAAGAACAAGCCGAGGTACACAAAGAGGTTAGCGGCCTTGAGGCTGTCGTTAGGCGGGGTTATGAGATCATGGCCAAGATCAGCTTGATACTTGCCGCACCCGGTGGCGTTCGCACTGCTGAGCACGTCCGCTGGGCATTTGCCATGATGCGCCGGGATATCGAGGAAAAGACCCGGCTAGCGTATGCGAATATGAACGCAAAGGCAGATCCAGCAGCAGCGCTAGCCTCCAAAATACTGAGCATGATAGACAAGGAACACGGCGAAACCATCGCAGTTATTTACAACCGAACTAAGCGGCCAAAGGGGGAAATTGACAAGGCGCTGGCTTCACTCGCAGCGCGCGGGCTTGCCATCGGAAGAGAGTCCGTCCATGCGGGAAACGGCCGGGCAGTAATAAAATGGTTTGGCGTATAGCTTAGAAGTTGATATGATACTTACACCAAACCCAATAGGTGTAAGTATCATGAGCGACGGATTCTGCTACGCAATACTCTTCACAAGCGGCGTGCTAAAAGTAGGCCGCACATCTGATATATATGGGCGCCTGAAATCACACGTAGATTCCGCAAAGGCAATCGGCGGTGGCGTATCAAAAATATTTTTCTCATATCAGCTTGATGACTTCGCCTCACGAGAGTCTGCTTTAATTGCAGCGGCTTCACGGCTTGGCTCTATTTTCAACGGGAGGGAATACTTTTCAGGAATAAAAATATCGCAGGTGCGCAGCCTGATGGCTGAATCTGTTGGCCCGTATGTTGAGTGCGACTCAGTATCTAAAGGCCAGACGGCTGGGTCATTAACGGTATCTGTGAATCCATACCTAATCTCAATGAGCAGCCGTGGAGTTAAGCCGAAGACGTGCGTGCGCGAAAGAATTAAGGCGGTGATAGAGAAGCTAGGGCCATCAAGCTCGGCAGTCATAGCAAACAGGG